TGACTATGTCTGAAGCGGAATTGAGCAAAAGGATATACAAGTTTACTGAACAGGTTGGCCCTGAAACATATATACCTTTTTATGTAATGATTGATTTTAAATCCTGGAATATCCATTGGAGTGAAATGTCTACATTAGATATATTCCAATTTATTGATTCACTGCTTGGAGTTTATGGTTTATATACATTTACCCATGAATTTTTCTCAAAATGTCTAATGGTTCTCTCATCCTCTCTTCTACCACCAGATAGTGTTCTAGGGGATTCTTGTAAAGTAGGAGACCCACCTGAGTGTGACACACTATGGTACAACCATCATGGAGGGTGGGACGGGTTGAGACAAAAGGGTTGGACGATGGCAACAATAGCTTTGCTATTATTGGTCGAGCATAAAACTGGGATCCAATCTCAGATCATTGGGCAGGCAGATAATCAGATATGTAAGATTATGATCCCGAGACTATCTAACGGATTGACCAATCATAATTACATTATAGCTAATCTTCAAGAGGTTAAGGCTCGAATAACATTGTTTACAGATACATTAGATAAAGTTGTTTCATCCATTGGGTTAGTTCTCAAGAAAGAAGAGTCACTGGTATCCTCCGTGTTAACCATATATGGGAAAGAGATGACACTCAATGGTGCACATTTGAGCCAAGCAAGTAAGAAAATCTCACGAGCCCTTGCTGAAGTCAATATTACAGTCCCTTCATTGTACTCCAAGACATTGACAATGCACTCTGCTGGACTTGGAACATCACAAAAAACACATACCCCATTTATACCTTGTGTTTTGGCCAATGTACTGTCGTTGATCAACTTCATTAACGGAGCTAGATATTCTTTATTAACCCAGACAAAAAATCCTCCGGAGTTATGGGATTGGATTGAGGGTGAGAACGCCTTAACTTTTCTGTTGTTAAGTTCCGGAGATGCAGGAGGAATACCAATTCAAAACATCCTCGACTACTTGTATAGAGGACACCCTGATTCTCTGACAACGTATACCACTTACCTGTACACTCTTGCAAAAAATAATAGGATCGCAAGGAAAATGTACCTTTATCTTCAGACCAGAC